ACTGCGTCGGCCGATAGCAAAACACCAAATTTTCGCATTGGTTCGGCTTCGCCACGTAACGCGGCACCTAACGAATTTATGGCCTCATCTACGGACGTGTTATTAAACGAAGCAAGATCGGACGCAAGTTTTGTAAAATCCGTGCTAAACGTCCCTAAATCTTTACCTGTTAACCCGGCGGCTTTTCCAAACGTACCGAACGTTGCGGCTGCGTCGAGTGCTTGTTGCTTAGTTTGTCCTAATGAAGTGGCCGCCGTTTCGGCAAAATCAAACAAGGCTTGGTCGGCATCACCAAAAATAACGCTCGTTTTAGACATTGTTTCGTTTAGATCACTTGCTGCGGATACTGCCGGCCCTGCGGCTGCGGCTAAACCGGCTAATGCGGCCGCGGCGGGTAGCGCGGCTTTCTTTAACGCAAATTGGGCTTTTTGCCCGGTGGTTTCCAATTGCTTAAATTCGGCAATGGCTTTACTAATGCCCTTGCCGTTAAATTCGCTAACGATTGGTAGGGATACGGCCATAGTTAACCCCTAACGCTACTTCACTTGCCCATTTCGGTGTTAACAGTATCCATGACGCGTTTTACCAATTTTTCCATTTCTCTATCCAATTCGTTTTTGCTGCGTTCATAACCCGCCCATACGGCACGCGACGCACCGCCATAACGGCTTTGTAACACGGCAATAAGTTGCGGGCCGCCAACAGTACCTACCCGGCGGCCATGCGATCCAACGCGGCTAAACACGTCGGTGTTGCCCCTCGATTTACGGCCCGCCATGTCCACCACCGTGTTTACTAAGCCTTTAAGCACTAAACCAAATGTGCCTACGTTTTCTAAATCGCCCCTAAATTCTTTAATCTTGCGGGTGTTAATTTTGGGTTTTAATAACTTTTGGGCCTTGTTACCGTTCCAACCGCTAGCCGGCAACATTTCGGCACCGCTTTTAGTTTTCCAACTTTTGTAAAATCCTGTTATTGGCGGCAAATCGGGAATAAGTTTTTGCACGTCATCTATTACGGGTTGGATAATTTGCACGTAATCTTTTGTGATTTGGCGGCGCAACGTAGGCGCAATTTTGTTTAATTGTTTTAGGTTTTCTTTAAGGCCAACTACGCCTACCGAAATGTCAACGGCCACGGCTAGCGCGTTCCTGTTGCCGGGCTTGTTCGTTAATCACGTTAATAACGGTAGCCAAATCGTATTCATCAAATTCGACGTTGGGCGGCCACCACCCGGTAGCCACTACCATTTCGGCTAGTCGGCGGCGGTAGCCGCCACCGTAGGGTTTACCGGCCCGCTATCCACGGGTGTAGGCGGCCCGTCTAACGCGGCTTCATAGTCGGCTAGCGACAAATTGGCGTGCGCGTGTTTAATGCGTTGCAACGCGTACCACGTAAGCACCACCATGTCTTGCGCCCGTAAATCGTTGCCCAATTGTTGCATGGATCGTTTGGTGTGGCGTTCCCAATTCAGTACGTCAATAAACCGTGTTTCTATTTCTACGGTTTTGCCCTCAATAGGGATTTCCCATTTTATTATCACGTCGCGCTGCTTTCTGTTTTTGAGTTATACCGTAGTAGCGGCTTGGTAGGTGCCACCGGTGACAACTATTTGTACTTCACCTAATTCGCCTAGGTTGGCGGCCAACACTTCCATGCTTTCTAGGTACCCGTTAGTGATACTGAACTTCGGGTTAGTTGCGCTAACGACCGTGCCGTCCACCGGTGTGCATTCGACGTAGCATTGCGTGCCAACCAACGGGCTAATCGTGGCGTACACAAGTGCCGACGCATACGATTGGTTAAACAGCAATGTAACGCTGTTGGTATTCATGCCGGCTTGGTAGAACCTGTCACGGCTTGCCATGCTGCTGCTTTCCAATGCGTCGGCCTGACGCACCACTACCGCACTTTTGCAAAATTCGGATAGGTCAACAGCCGATCCGGACGCGGCACCGATTTTAACTTCGGGTGCGCTGTAATAAACGGTTTGGGGCATTGCCATGGTTTAGTCCTTTTCTGTTGGTTCTTTTTTAGCACGTTTTGGGGTTGGTTGCACGTCATCTTGCGGCACGATTACCCCGGCGTGTAGCAAGTAATAAAAATCGGTTAGTGCTAAATCGTCACCGCCTACCAAATCGCCCACTTGCTTGTCGGCAAATGCTTGGGTTACGCGGTATTTGTTCATGGCCCGATTTTAGCACCTATGGTCAGTTCATAACTTGCATAATCTTGGCCGCCGATAGTGGTTATTGCCGGGCGAACGTCAGTTAGCCCGATTTGGGCGCGGCGCACTAGGTCGGCCAATTCCAATAGTTTTTGTAAACATTTGTAATCGCCGGGGCCTGTACCAATAATTTTAACTGTCAACGTCATATCAAACACAAGGTTGCTATTCATGCGAATAAACGGGGCCTCGACAAACGCGCACGGCGGGTTTAGGTTGCGTGGATCATCAAACACCCGTAACCCAGTAATGGTTTGTAGTTTGTCCACCACGTTGTCGTAACCCAAATTAAACGCGTTTACTGTGGCCGCCATTAGGCAACCGCCGGGCGGTTAACGCCTAATAGGCGCATAATCTGGCCCATGCTGCCACCCGTTACGGTGCCCGTGGCTAGCGGATCAAAACTAGCAAATTGGTCAATGCTGCCGCGCTCGCGATACAACGCCCCGGCATACATAATGGTGCCTAGGCGCACGTCTTGGCTAGGTACGGTGCTTACCGATCCGTCAAAATAGCCGGCTTCGGCCCGCTTGCGGTATGCGTAAGCATTTGCGGCTGCCGTGCAAATAGTTAACAAATCGTAATCGCTTGACGGGTTAGTAACCGTAAAACCTAGCCAATCCTCAACGTCTGCAATCGTGATCCACGTTGGCGTAATGGTGTACGTGATTGTGCCGGTCGCGGCAGTGCGGTCTATGTCATTTGCCGTTAATGCAAATAGCACTTGGTTGGGCAGTAACACCGCGCTATCAAATACCAAATCGCCAGCCGTGTCGGTGCCTGTAAACAAATATTGCGGGCACGCTACTGCGGTGTACGTGCCGTTAAAACCGCTTAGGCCGCTAATCGTAAACGATTGCCCTACTACTATTTCGTTGGCGGTAAGCGTTTGCACTACGCCATAGTTGGCTTTTATCTGTTTATTTACGATTGTGTACGTGGCCATTATGGCCTACCTACTTATGGGCTTACAACAATGGATTGAAGCATGGTTGCGTCTGCAACAAATGTTGCAAAATAGCCGTAGTAAGTAAAGTTACGGCCCAACAATTCGGGATCCTCAACCGACATAATGCCACGTGTGTTTTCGTAGCACTCGAACCCATTAGCACGTGCAACGATTAATGTATTGGTAGCAAAATTGTTATCCACTACCAATTGCAAACCCATCACGTTGGTGCCTAGGTATGACAATTGTTGGTTGCTACCCAATGTGTTAGTTCCAATCAGTGACGCGCCGGACGTGTAACCAAACACGGGCCGTTTGTCTCCGTCTAATTGCCTGCCCAACAATTCCCAAACGTTTGGGCTAGCAAAAATGTGTGTTGGCACGAAATTAGTGTCCTCTTGGATTTCGCGGGCTGCGTCATACAACGCCGTGATAAGTGACGTTGGATCGGTGCTGTTGTATGTCCATGTAGAACCTGACGCGGTAGCACCAGCCACTAATGCGTCGGCGGCAATGTCATCTGTTTTAATCATGTACTGCCCGGATAGGTCGCGCAAAATGCTTTCGAGCGCAGCGGGATCAGTAAAATCGAGATCCTGTTGCGAAATAAACACGCCACCGGCAACAGTAGTTCGAGTTACGGTATTTGACGCAATTGTCATTTTTTGCGACGATACAGCCGAACCCTCGGTTTGTGTGCCGGCGCTTGTGTGTTGCGTAATGGTTGGGCGGATAAATGCTTTACCGTTGCCGTTTGGCATTGCACGAGTACCCAACGCAGATACCACTGGGCGCACGAAGTTAAGATCCTCAAACACCGGGCCTAGCACTGGAATTGGCAATAGGCCGGGCGTATCGGTGGTGAGATCTTGCGCCAATGCGGCTTGGATTGCGGTTTGGTTTTTTGCTTGGTGCTGTTTGTATGCCGCGTTTACGTTGCGCCATGTTTCGCCACCAATGTGCATTGCGGCCATGTATTCGCCGGGTGTTGGCAACTTAAATTCGCGTTCGGTTTTTGCGGCGGCCCATACGGGTGCGGTTGGCGCGGGTGCCGGTGCTTCAGCGGCTATTGCGGGTGTGGTGTTTTCACTCATAATGTTTTGTTCCTTTTTACTTGCGGCTACTTGGGTAATTTTTGCTTCGGGAAATGCGCCTAACGGTACTAACGATAGTTCTAACCACTTGGCTAATGCAACAACCAACACGCCGTTATCGTCAAATTCTGCTTCGATTGGTTCGGCACCTACGCTTACTGCGTCTAGTACGCCGTCTTTTGCTAGTTCTAATGCGTCATTGCCGGCGGCTGTTTTACTGATACGGGCCACAAAATACACGCCGTTTTCGTCTTCGGCGCGTTCGGTGACTACGCCAATAGCCGCGCTTAAATCGTGGTTCATAATTAGTTTTGGTGCCGCGCCGTCTAGCGGTAGTGATCCGGGCAAAAACTTTACGGTGGTTCCGTCTGACACGGTGGCTTCGACGTTGTACGGTGCGGCTACGCCCATGATTTCGCGGCGGCCCTCGCCGTCTGCGGCACTAATTGTTACGGGGCTAGCGGTGAACCTGATCATATTTTTACTTTACCACGCGGCGGTTAGCAACCGGGGGCAACGCTTCCGCGACGTTGGTTGCGTCACCCCCGGCCGTTCCTGCGTCGCTGTCGGTGTCGGTGTCGGCCATGCCGTTTTCTTTTAGGTATCCGCGCACGTCTAATTCGACGTATCTGCCGCGGGGAATAATGCTGTTCATGCTTAGCGTCTGTTCTATGCACTCAATTAGCGGTTTGGCACCAAACAAATACAAATCCTCGCGCGCTTGTTCGGCGTTTTGGTATGTGTAGCCGGGTACGGATACGCCAACTAGGTAGGCGGGAATATTTGCTAGGCGTGCCATTTCTAGGGCCATAAATTCGCGTGATTGCACTAATTGCAAATCGTCGGGTTTGTGGCTTGTTTCTTTGTAGTCCACGTATTCGTTTAGTGCTGCAACGGTGGATTGTTGGCGGGCGGCGGCAAATGCGGCGGCCATGTCTGCTAGATCTTGGCTTGTCATGGGTTCGCCACCGGTTTGTTTTAGGTAGCCGCTTGGTATTTCGTTGGTTGCGAACCGTTCGGCGGCGCGTTGTAAACGTAACGCGGTGGTGATTGCCATTTGGCCTTGGTAAATTAGCCCGCCGTTTGGGCTAAGAAATTGCACTACGTCTTTTGTTGCTAGTGGTGCGCCTTGGAATGTGATTTGGTCGGACGGGCCGAACCATTGTGG